ATTGATATACTTTGGAATAGTGTAGATACGGATTCAGTAGATTTTGTTGGGGGTAGAATTGCGTTTGACAATGTAAACCAAATTACAGCAGGTGAAGTCAAGAAGGAAAGAACTTCTTTAATGTTTGATTTGGTTGACCCTGTTCCTTGGGGTGATTTAATCCCTCAATCTATTGTAGATGTGTGGGGAACACCTGCGGATGCACTAAGAGAGATATTAGGTATTATCTATGAGTCAGATGAACACCAGTATAGACTTGAAACTAAAATAAAGCCCGAAGAACCAGAGGTTGAACCCTAGGGCTAGGGAAGCCGTAAATAACACCCTAGTACAGCTCTAATGGTGGGGCTGTACTTTTTAAAAGGAACAACAGCATGAAAAAAATAGTAGAAAATGTAGAGTTCAAAGGTATTCCCCTTGCAAAAGTAGAAATTCACTTAGTTCATGTAATGGTTAAAGAGGAAGGAAAAGCCCAAACTTATCACAAAGTTTCAAATGTTCGTGATGTAGATGGGGTTGAAATGTTTGAATTCTTAGCCTCATATAATCACCCATTTGAGTATATCGGGGGCGATGTGATGCAAGAAGGAATGAATGCTGTTTTAGCTTATTTAGCTGACCCAACAACATAATCCCAAGGGGGGTGGATGTAATTAGTATATTTATAAAAAGGAGTTGGCTAAGGTAAAAAAGCTGACTCCGTTCACTTTAAAGGGTTAAAAAAGGGGTTTATAATGGCTGGAAATAGCGAGAATTCAAGTACACAAAAACTGGTTTTATCAGTGATTACTTCATTGGCTTTAGGCGTGGGTGGTGGTGCTTTTGTTGTTCCAAGTGCAAGTGATACAACAAGGGGTGAGAATCACAAAAAAATGTCTGAGGTTGAGCAAAGGTTGAATCTCGTTGAACAGAGATTAGTTAGAATTGAGACTAAGATAGATATACTTTTACCCCTAAGAAATGTCGCTTCTAGTGAAATAGAATAACCGTAAGGAGGATTCATGAACGTAGATAGAATAGATGATGGTATTTGGCAACTCGGTGAGGATTATACGCCCTCTGTTTTTCCAGATATTACGATTAAGAGAGGATTCATGTGGAATGGGGCATCAATCCCTAAAGTAGCTAGGATGATACTATCAAATGAGGAGTTTGGAGTACTAGAAGCTAGTTGTGCGCATGATTTATTATATGCAAATGGTGGTAGGGCTAATTCTGAATTAAAACTAACTCGAAAACAATCTGATACAATATTCAGGCATGAGTTGAAATCCTATGGTATCGGTTCAGTTAGGGCTTATTTAGCCTATAAAGCAGTTAGAATATTTGGTGGGAGTCATTGGAATGTTTAATTACTTCTCAAAGAAAGAGCAATCATGTAATTGTTGTAATGAAGGTGAGTTAGAAGATACCTTCCTTGGCAAGCTGAATCAAGCTAGAAGAATAGCCGATATTCCGTTTAAAGTGAACAGAGCTTTTAGTTGTGTTAAGCATAATCTCAATGTTGGTGGCTCACCCACTTCTTCACACCCAAAAGGACTCGCCATTGATATTCATTGCACAAGCTCAATCAAAAGATTCATAATCATTGACGCATTAATCAAAGCTAGGATAACTAGAATCGGAGTTTACAAGAATTTTATTCATGCAGACTACGACCTAGATAAACCACAAAACGTAATTTGGTACAAATAATTACATAGTAAGCCACTCATTAGAATCGACTAATGTAGTGGTTTCTATTAGCTTCCCAAACTTTCTCCCCTTAGTTGTGGCAAAAGTCCAATCCCTATCATGGTCAGCAAGTTGTTCAACTTCTCTACCCTTATAGCTCCTTATAACTTCAGCACATAGATACCTCAAACAGTCAATACCATCATCATGAATATCCTTTGGTTTGTTCTTTTCAGTACCATCTTTTCTTACGTCCCACTCCCAATTACTTAATTCCCACACTAGCTTCTTACAGACAGAAGATATTTGGACTGTGTGCTTCATAAACCTACTAGCAAGAAGCCCCAAGCTACCATCAGTCAAACTAAGCCCATTATGTTTGTAAGTTTTACTCCATTTTATACCATGTTCACGATATACATTAGCAACGGAATTTACACCTGTTTCATTGAAAATAGCACTATCGGCAAGCCATGTTTCAGGTATTTTAGGTAGTTTTGATTTAATAGCGTGAATATCTCTCGCAATCTCAGGAACAGAAGTCTTTTCCCATCTTCGTTCGCCAAGAACATAAACCATATCTTTTGTAATATCATAGGCACACCATAATAAAACAGATGGATGAGAATAACCGTGGTCAAGCACAAAGTAAGTGGGAAGTGATAATTCAGCCTTTATGTTAGAAAAAACATGGCCTCCACCTTCCATTGGGTCAAACATATCAAACACAAGGCCATCTCTTGACATTAATACATCTTCAGGTCTTTGTGGGAACTGAGATAAGAAGTCAGCTTCACTTGGATAAAGCTCTTTTTCCTGCCTTAGCCATTCATCAGTTCTATTAGGGTCTGATTTAGCATTTAGAAAGAAGAATTGAGTATTAGGCATTTTACCTGCAATACTCTTCTCAACCATCTTATTGAAGTAACTACCTCTCTTAGCAGTACCAAAATAAACAACTTTACCACCAGACTTCTCCACTGTTGCACCAACATTCGTTACAACTTCAGCAAGTCCACCCTTTGAGGCATTATTACCATCTACAAGACCTGCTTCATCCGATAAAACATAAGATGCAACATAACCAGCACTACCACTACCTGTTGCTGGAAGCGCACCTGTAAAGCTACCTGTTGAAAGTGTAAATCTATTAGCAGAATCCTTTACAATGTTTGGATATGTAATCCCATCAATCTGAGGGAGCTTCTTGTACACCCTTGCAACTTTAAACTCTAAGAAATACTTTGCAGCGTCATCATCTTTCGAGATAACAAGTCCTTGAGAACCTTCAACTTTGAGCATCATGTAAATACAGTATAAACCTGCTATTGTGGAAATACCAAGCTGCCTAGCCTTCAAACAAATTCCTTTTGTCCAATTACCATCCAACCAATTAACAAATCCCCTTTGGGCATCCCAAAGTTCTAATTTGTCAACCACCCTAGTTTCTGCATCTTCAATTACTCCAAAAACATCTAAAAATTCTTCGAAGGTCATGCCTTGAACTAAGTCTGATAGCTTTTTAGCCATTCTTCGCTTCCCTATTCTTGGCTATTAGTCCATTAATTGCGTCAAAGGCCGCACTATCAACTCCACCGCTTAATTCCACAATTTGCTTACTTTGTTGGGCAATTACGAATGGTAGCATTTTGGTTACAGCACCAAGTCCTGTTCTTTGGCAATCATGGTCACCACTATTAACAAGACTAAGTGAGGCTGCACAAGATGCTTCTAAAAGTTCAGGCATTGAGTCGGCTAAGATTTGTTCGATTGTTTTTTTACTCATTTTATTTATCTTTCTTAAAAAGGAGGCATAGATGCCTAAATTATCGCAAAAATGGAATGTTGTTACTCATGGTATGAAAATCAACCAAAAGGGCCACAGGGCTATAATAAAGGGTTGGATTGAAGATTATCGTGAAATGATGCACATAATAAAAGAAGCGAAAATTAAAGGCAAAGAGGACAAGCTCATAGAGAATGATTGGAATTTAGCTTATAAAGTTAGTGAACTTATGCCTCTCTACGCATCAAGACAATGTAATGTAGTTGGTATTGAGGAAGAAGCTGACATTAAGCAATATTGGGTAATGGGGCTTCATCTCCTCATCTCTAGGAATAGAAAAAATGGTAAAGAGTTTCACGAAGGAGGATTGATTTCAATCGGTGTTTACGCAACAATAGATGTTCTTAGGAAGTGTAAAGTATCGAAATTCGTTAAAAAGAATAGATGCCCTAGTTGTGAAGAAACAAATAGCAAGATAAAAGAACTGAAAGAATTGGCAAAAACTCAATTAAGCGCAACCCCTATAAAACTACCCAAATTGAAAAGGAAATGTGGAGCTTGTATAGATTTAAACAAAGATATAACTAGACCTGTTACTGTATCATTTGCAGAATTAAAAGAGTCTGCGGATATGAGCTACAAATTGTTTGACTATATCGATATACTAGGGGCAGATAATGTATTACAATTCCTACCTCCAGCACAAGATACTGCTGAAAACAAACTAGCAGAGTGTGATTAACCGTATATTTCTAGAACTTCCGTTTCTCCATCTTTCAAGAAGAGTTCTCCATTAACACCCATATCAATCTGTGTAATGGCCACTCTTTTTTCAACTTGCTTCACAGAATTAAGATTCCAAGTGTCAACTCTAAGATAATCATTCTTAGCCACACTTGAAGAACCTCTACTAGATGAACTGAATGAGCCAACACTCACACTACTAGAATTAAGGGCCATTTTTAATAGCCTCTCTAACTCAATAGTGTAAGCTCGCATCTCTGGCCCTGCTCTTCTTGACATATTGTGAAGAGCTGTAAATGCTGGGATATTAGCCATTTTCTTCTCCGATAAGAACTAAATCTTCAATCTCGCTCTTAGTGATAATGTTTTCCCAACCTTCATCCCCAATCATCATAAGCGTAGCATAGATTGTAGAAGGATTCTGACCTTTGATAATAGTGTGTGCTGTATCTTCACCATTAGCCCAATCAATATAAGGAATACCACCGATATAAATATCAAATGGATTAGTCCGTATAGGGTTGTCATTTGAATAGATGGAAACGAAGCCACTTTCGTGGACTCCGAGTACTTCAAATTCTATTCTTCCGTGTACTAATGTAAAACTCATTCCCAGGTCTAACTTGTTTAAAAGGTCACATAATAATGCAAGCTCCATAACTACCTCCTATTTTGGGTCATGCTCAATGTGAAAATGCTCGTTGGCTGTTCCAACACCTTCAAGTACAACATCATAAGTATCACCCATTTGCTTTTTAAGTTTATTTGAAAGAGATTTTAATTTCTTAGCTCTTTCTCCACTAGTTAATTTAGTAAACATATCCTTTGTTCGGAAGTCAACACCTTCACCACTATAGTGCTTGCTACCCTTCATGTGCTTACTATCTTTTGCAGAAGTAACAATTGGCGTGTAATCCCCTACAAAGCTAGAGATGATTGAATGTGCTTTTTTAGCCCCACTTTTCATGGTTTTAGTTAATGAATCCAAATCAACATTAGGGCCTTTAGCCTTCAATTTAACTTCACTTTTATTGGCAAAAGGCTTGTACTGCTTGTTTTTATAACTATCCAAATTGAAGCCAGAGTCTTTTTTATCAATATCACCCATTTGACTAAAAGAAGAACCTAAATCACCCTTTGGGGACTCCCTAATGGTATTCTTGGCAGAATTTCCAACAATCTTCTTGAGAATTCCTTTACCTGTTTTGATAGGCTTAGTCGCTAAGTTGATTATATCAGCATAAATATTATGCCTTAGATTCTTATTGAACTCACCAATCTTCTGCATTTTAAGGAGTAGCTTTTGCTTTTGAATCGCATCAGTAACATTATTAAGCTCCTTTTGCAATCCCTTCATTTGTTTGATAGTGTATTCAGAAAGTTTCTTACCTTCCTCATAACTCTTTGAGGGCATATTATTTGATTTAAGTATTTTGATTACTTCATCAGTATCTTTTCCAAACTCCTTAAATGTATCAGAAATTACATTAACTTTTCCTGCATCATTAAGCTCCACCCCAAGTTTGTTATACATTGTTGAGAATTTAGCTCTATCGAATTTACCCCTCTTGTCCACTAGGTTTTCCAAGTCCAAACCCTTCATAGCGGAGTAACCCTTGTGAACAGCCTTATACATGGTCAGAGCTTCTTCGCCTAGCTTACTCCGTATTTCATCTTCAATACCTGTGCCGATTTCAGAACCAAGCCTTCTATATTGGTCTTCTGATAATTCATTAGTTGATAAACCAGCTTTCCTAGCTTCCTTAGCTTCAAACGCCTTATTGGTAGCATCTTTCTGAGCAGACTTCACATGAGGAAGAATTGGAGTTGTTAAATCTTTTTCTCCACCTAAACCCTCCCTATTCATCTTCTCTTCTTTGATAAGCATATCAGGTCGCTCTACATTATACCCTTCAGCTTCTACATAATTATTAGGCTCGGCTTGTATTTTTTTATCTACAGAGCCACCCATCCCAAAGCCTTGTGTGTCTGCATACCTAACAACCTCTTTCGCCTCAACACTCTCACCTAAATCATCATAAGCACTCTTCAAATCAGGCGTTTGTGGCCTATTGCTAACTTCAATATCCCTACTTATACCCTCTTTTGAGCCTCTAATTGCTTCATGATATTGTTGCAATACGTTATCAAGTTTAGAATACCCACCTGCAACACCACCCTCCTCGCTAGATTTAGACAGGGCTGTTTTTATTCTAGCCCCAACTGCATCCATTATCTCGCCAGGTGTAGAACCATCTGCCATATCTGAGCCTACAACCAAGATAAAGTCTGCTAAATCCCAATCAGCTTCTTTAGATGATTTCAATGCTGGGATAAGTTTCTTCTCAACCATTTCAGCTACAGCCTCAGCAGTTAATGGAACATTTCCTTTTTTAGCATCCTTAACTAATTGGTCAAAAAAGTTCTTGCTAAAACCTGTAGGTAAATCTTTAGAGCTTACACTTTCAGCCACTTCTCCAGCTAGTCTTCCATACCCTGTGCCTTTTGCCTTAAGTAAGGCTGGCGCTACAGTGGCCATACTACCACCCAATAAATGCAACCCTGCTGTAAGCAAGTCACCATCTTCTTTGGATAATTCAGAAGTGGTGTAAGCACCTGTTGCTATAGCTTCATTACCACCTTCACGGACTAATGCAGCCGTAGCTTTGTTCCCATAAGTGGCTTTAGCAGTTACAGCAGCCTTTTCAATGTCTTCAAGACTTTTTAGGGCATAAGGCGTGTCGATAGCGTCAGCACCTTTCTGTAAATAAGCATTTATTTTAGAAGCCACTTCTGGAGTTTTACTCGCCATCCAATCTGTTACTTTTTTAGACCCAAATTTAGAAGCTAGTCTAGCAGTTGCCTTAGCCCCCAATTTAACAGGAGCAGTGACCAAGCTAGGAGAAGCGCCAACCCCATAGATTGCTTTCTCTTCTTCGGTTCTTAATTCATCAGGAGCAGTTAAACTTGCGGCCATATCTACATTATCAAATAAACTTCTTTTTGCAGCAACAAAAGGTCTAAGCCCACCCTCAATAATATCAACAGCACCTTGAGCAGTTTTACCTATAAGCCCTTCTCTATCGTAGGCATTTGGAAAGAAGCTTCTAGCAATGGTCTCACCTGTAGTCATCCCTGCTTTTCTCTTGTCATAGAGCTTTTGTTGTTTTTGAATATTAATATCATCTAGTAATTGACTACGAATCTTACCTAGATACTTATCCTTCTTTGGCCCTAGTTCAGAGCCTTTTGCGAATGATAGATTACCAGCACTGTCATAAAATTTATCATTCGCAATAGTGTTCTTGACGATTTTAATCGCCTCTGGGTTGTAGTTTAAATAATTATCACTATCCAAGATGCCTGCGTACTCTGTTTTAGTGCCCTCAAAGCCACCACGAAGTTCAGTTACATACTTGGCAGCTTCATCCATCTCCTTAAACATTTCTTTTTCTTCTGTAGATGTTGACATTTGGCTAACCAAACTCTTGATGCTTCTAGGTAGGTTTTCTTTGTTGAAGATTTTACCACGAAATTTGTTTTCAATCGCTTTTTTAATATTCTCATTCATTAGTCAATTTCTCCCCATTTAATACCAGCAATCTCTTTATTTGACATTGTACTATCATTAGGTGCAATCACTTCTTCAACATTCACATTGGTGTTTGGATTGGGCTTTGGTATTGGTTTAGGGGCTGGGTTTGGATTGGGTCTTTTATCTTTGGCATTAATTAATCCTTCAATGTACGCCTTAGATGTATCGTAGGCATCACCAACAACATTCCTAGTAGCATCCACTGATGTTTGAACTCCAGGCACCTTGTCAGTTGCGTATTTCCTAGAAGAGTTTTTGAATTTAGGGATTACGAGATTCTCTCTGACTTGGTTTAATTGACCTGTATAAAACTCACTTGGGGCTATGCTAGGCTCGTAAAGCTCATAAGTTCTATTTTGCTTCTCTCTAAGAACATTGCCTAGTGATTCCAATCCGTTAACAACTGTTTCTGAAGTCATAGGGGAGAGATTCTGCTTCAACAACTTACCAACGAAATCATCAGGTGACATTGTTTCTGCCTCGCCAGGGGCTAAGTCAGATGAGTATGATTGCAATCCAAATGCAGAAAGAACCCTCATTGCTTCAGTTCTCGTAACAGCAGCACCACTAATTGCACTCATATACCCATTAAGGAATGTTATAAATTGGCCTTGTTGTTTAAGCGCAAGCCTCATTTCTGGAGTTTGGTCATCTTTATTTGCAGCAGACTTAGTGTATTTAGCCAATTCACCAAAGTATTCTTTTGAGAAGCCAATCAATTCATATTCACCCTCATCATTCACATACTCTTCGAACTCTTTGTTAAGTGAAGATAATGCAGAGCCAGCATCGTTGACTTGGCTATACTCTTTCTTTGCTTTTTTAAACGCATCGGAAGAATCGTAGACTTTTTGTCTCAGGTCTATTTTACTTTGCTTTTTTGCTTCATCCAATCCCTCGTAGATGCCACCCATTTGTTCATTTAACTTCGTTCTGTTTTGAAATCTTAGATTCTCAAGAGCAAAAGCATCTGTACCGTTATTACCACCCTTAATGCCAAACATATCTTCGACACGCTTCATAATAGCAGTTCTTGTAACTTCATCCTCAGATTCGGCAGCTTGTAATTGTAAGTCTTGAACTAGCTTATTAATCTTAACCTGTCTTTCACCTTCATCGGTTGTTTGCTTGATTTCAGCAATACTTGGTCCCATCCTAGAATTGATAAACTCAATGGCTTTTTGGTCTGCTCTTCTCATAGGGAGAGTTTTCCCAAGCATCATTCTAGCTTTTTCATTGCCCTCTGGAGTGCCGATTTGCCCACCGATTAGTTTAGATTCACTTTCAGAAAGAAGTCCTGTTTGTGAAGCCTCTTGTAATACTTGGCCGAGTGTATCAGAAGAACTCATGTTATTGGATTCTTGAACCACAGCGCCTAATGTTGGAGCAGCAGCTTGAGCAATACCTGGAACTGCACCCATTCCTGTTGGGATTGCTTCAGCTTCTTGCTTGTATCTATCTTCTGATTGGCGAGCTTCACTTTCTGCTCTTTGCCCAACTCCACTTGAAGTTGCAACACTACCACCCATTCCAAATCCAGCCATTAGTACCCCATTCCCATTGGTGCAGAGATTTTAGTTTGCTCTGCTGTTTTACCTGTATAACCCAGGTCTTGTGAAGTTGTAGATTCAGGAATCATCCCACCTCTAGTTTGCGCCTGTATTCCTTGATTTCCGTACCAATTTCTACCTTTTCTAGCTCTGTAAAGATTGCCACTTTGAAGGATAGAGTTCTTAGTTTTCAACATCTCACCTTGAGTAGATAACATTCGTTGCATTGCAGCGTCATCCCTTCCGTATTGAAGATTCTCATCCTCTAAGTTACGACCACGCTCCTCAAGAGAAAGATTATACTTCTGCCACCTCTGCTTCTTCTGCTCTTCTTTACGAGCCAACGCATTAGCCTCTTTCTTGGCTTGTTCTGCTAGGAAGTAGTCAATAATCCCACCACCAACAGCGCCAACTCCACTGCCAATCGCCATTCCTGTTGGTCCACCTAATGTACCAACAGCCCCACCAAGTCCTGCACCCATTCCACCAAAAGTACCGCTATTCATACCTTGAGCAAGTGAACTACCTGCTGCAACGGCATCATTACCTGTATATGAATATCCTCCACTTGTCTTTTCCGTCTCAGCACCACCACCGAAAGAGCCACCGAATGTTGTTCCATTGTCAGCATCAAAGCTGACTGTGTCACTAAAAGAAGGGGCTGTCACCCCCATCACAGGTTTCTTTAGGCTAGTGGTTGCGCTCATTGGAGATTGAAAGTGAGCCTCTGGATTAAAGGGGAGTATGTTTGGTTGTGCTGCTGCTTGTGGCACTCCCATTCTAGCTCTCGCTGGATTCCCTGCGCTACCACTATTACCTGTCTGATTAAAATTACCCATTATTTACTCCACTTCTCAATTTCCCAATTATCACCATCCTCATTCTGCACGCTACCGAATCCACCAGGCTCTTCAGTTCTCCAAATCTCCGAGTATGGCTCGTCACCAATCGAACCATCTTCGTTAACAGGTCTTCCATACATTATCAATGCGCCATAATCCACAAAGTTAGAATCATCTTCATAGTAACCCATCTGCGCTATTTCGTATAACTTACCATCAGTGCCTTGAATAATCTTACCAGGCTGAACGCCCAAGTTTAAGACTTCCTGTTTGCTACTGTCCCAAGATAGTGCGCTATCAAGGTCTTGTAGGGTTGAGTTAATGAACCCAGCGTCAGTTAGTTTATCATTATCAACTTCACTCCACATATTCTTGTATTCAGAAGGACTCATCGAACCAACCTTAGCCATAAACTGCTCACCACCAACTTCCATGTCAGCTACGTTAGCCACTTGTTCAGCTTCAGATGTAGCCATGTTTTCACGAAGTCTCTCGTTAATCCAAGCTTGCCTTTCACTACTCATAGTGTCTTCGTCTAAATCGAAAGTGTTTCCTTTTTCTGTTGAGAAATCAGAAGCTTCTAGTGCAGCTTTTAAGAACTCTTGTCTAGATATAGGCTCTTCACCATTTTGAGCAGCAGTTTTCATGTAATCTTGCCACAATAAATCTAGATTCTTATCTTCTTGAGGTCTATTAGCATGAGCGTTTTCATCACCATATATATTACCTTGCCAATCTGAGAACATGAAACTAAGAGGGCCGTTAACAGGGTCATCCGCATTTACTTGACCACCGATGTAATTAGATAAGGCCTCATCTTCCATTAATGAGAATACAAAGTCTGTACCAAGATTACGAATCTTCTCAGCAGTTTCTGGATTACCACCATTAGTAAGGAACTCATTAACGAGTCCTGTTGCCACTTCATCCTCTAAAGAATTCTTAACATCTTTCCTGTATTGTTGGTAAGCATAAACATTTTTAATATCTTCTGCGTTTTTCATATCAGGCTCACCAAATTCTTCTACATAATCAGCATATATTTTAGGGTCTAAATCACCTACCTGTAATTCACTTGGAACACTAATATCCATTGCGCTACCGTACTTGGCGTTTTTATAAGCTCCGAATGTAGAATTGATTTCACCCATATCCGTAGGACTTGTCATTTCTCTCAATACATTCGATGCAGCCATGTTGCGTTGTTGGAATATTTCGTTGTAACCTGCATCATTTAGATTTCTGAGAATATCTGGATTCTTCAGTAAGTTAGCAAAATAGCTATCCTCACCCATTGTCCCTGCTGCCATTTCAAGAATACCTTGAACAGCCTCTTCATCACCCCAACTAGCATTAAGAAGTTCCATGTATTGGTTATAGCTTTCTTTGTCTTTCACCTTAGCGTCACTACGAGTTTGCCAATAATCTTTTTCCTTAAAAGCCATATCTTTCTGTAAGCCCTCCATCATAATGGATTGTCTTGCATCAAGAAGCCCCATTCTATTACCGAGTTCCATGTGGGAAAGGTAAGCGTTTAAATCTGTACCTTCCATTCCACGCTCTTTAGCTCTTTGGGACATGAAGTCCATTCTATTGCCCCAATCAGATGCTTGTTTCTGATTAAAGATTTGAGCCTCTGTATTGTAAACTTCGTTGTAATCAATAGCTTCTTCTGGAGCAGTGGCTTCTTTAGGGTTAACAACATTAGCATTGGCGTTGCTATTGGCAGTCATTTTACCCATAGTTTGACCCAAACCTGCTTGTTGTGCTGTAGTATTTTTAGCCATTTCAGCTTGCATACCCATTTGTTGCTTCTGCTGTTGCTGCCTAGCATCACCGAAACCTGTTTGGATTTTTCCATTGGCTCCAACCATGCTCGCACCAGCATTATCACCCATACCTGGGGTATTACCTTGGCTTTGTTGTGCTTGAACTTGCTCTTGACCTTGTTTTATGGCTGCTTGTTGTCCTGCTCCAGCACCCATACCCATAGCTTGAGTTTGGTTTGCATCTTTTTTTAAGCCTTCGTTATTCACATTAGCAGCTGCCATTTGTTTCTCTCTGCTAGTTCCAAAGTTACCTACTCTACTGTTTTGTGTATTATTAGCCTGGGAAGCACCCATGCCCATGTTCCTAGTAAAATCATCACTTTGACTAGAAGTGCTTGTGCTTGTTCCCATAATTTACCTCAAGTTCTATCAATAATGTATATTGAATTATCGCAAGACTCAACTAGGAAATACAATGACTACAAGCCGACAATCACACATAACAGAAACCCCTTGGGATGATAATAATTGGACTAAAGCGAGGTATTTTTCGTTTATTCGAAGTGCATTAAGAAGTGCAACCATGAAATACCCTGCTAAACAGAACTATTTAGAAAGTAAGTGTAGAAAAGCACCTGCTGGGAGTAGAGCTAAAAAGGTGGTGAATTGCGAAGAATGTAACCTAGAAATGGCTAAATCACACGCTCATGTAGACCATGTTACACCTTGTGGCTCATTAAAGGACTTTTCCGATGTAGAGAGGTTCGTAAAAACACTATTTTGTGGAGTTGGGAACTTTGAAGTGCTATGTAAACCTTGTAATGAGATTTACGCCTTTGCTGACAGACAAAACATGACTTTTAATGAGGCTAAGGTTGAAAAAGAGGCTATTAAACTAATGGGAGGGATGACTGCTATTGGCCAAAAAGAATTTCTGTTAACGAATGGTTTTATTGAAAGACGCACTACTAACGAGAAGAAAAGGAGAGCTTGTTTCAGAGAGTTATGTAAATAAACACAAAAAAGGCCAAGGAACAAGCCCTGGCCTAGAAAGTGGAGCTACAATTGATTAGGCAATCGTATAGGCTCCATCTTTTTCAGTGATTTTAGCATGTGGAACGAATACTAGTGATTCTGCGAGTCCAACTTTAGTCTCTGTGCTAACTTGAATCACAACTCCACCTACAACTTGCATAGCTTTGGTTGATTTAAGTAAATTCTCACCTTTTGCGCTACAAATAAGTTTCCATGAATCAATATTACCTGTGATTACCATTTCCTTAGCTTTAGCCATTATTCTTCCTCGTTTAATTGCTTTAATTGTTCAGAATATACATTTATTTTCTCAATATCCCTACCAAATTGGCCTTTGAAATTAGCTCTAGTGGAATATTTGATAAGATTACCTAGTAAATACCCTTCATATTGCTCTTTTGTGAGCTTTGCTTTGAGTATTTCGATAGTTTCTATCCCACCATATGAATAATAAGTGCTTTTTTCATCTATTGATTCCATTAGCGCATCACTCCAAATGTTATAAGATTAGAGATTAAAAGACCACATATAAGGAAGAATTTTAATACTGTCTTATCACTCTCAAGTGTTTCTACTCTAGCGGCATCACCACGAGCAACACGAGTTAGGTAGTCACATTTTCTAGAAACTAACCGAAATTCACCTTGTAGTGCAATGTATTTATTTTCAATGAAGGTGTTTGCTCTAACTAATGTGGCAATTTCACCTTTTAATAGGGATTCTGATTTACCAATAGGAGTTTTACTTGGGAAACTTTTGATTAAATCACTCACTTTTGCTCCTTTACTGCACCAAATATCACAGGGAATTGTTCGATGATTATTTTTTCGATTTCTTTTGCGATGTCCTGTGCTTCACCTTGCGCATGGGAGTGGTTTCTTACTTCTAAAAAATGTAACCAACTTCTAAGAGTGCCATTCATGTAAAAGGTTGTGCTTGAAGTCATTGGTAGCACCATTCTAGCAGTTTCTCTTGACACACCAGCGTCAATAAGCTCCATATAAGAATCTTCTGCTGCCTCTAATGCTTTATCTGCAATCTGCTTAACCATTTTATCGGTTACATCTTCTGTACTGCTTTGACGATTAGTTTCAGCTTGTTTTCTTAGCTGTATTGGTTCAAACTTAACCACTTTTTCATATCTCTGAGAGAACTCTTGGAATGAAAAACTTCTATGGCGCATAAATTGAGCTGATATAGCCCTAGATGTTTCAATCTCTACACAAAGGTTAACCATTTCAAATGGTGACCAATGCTTATGTTTGATGAGGTATTTTAGAAGCCTTGTTGCATCTGTACCCTGGTTTTTCATATTAGATACTCTAGCGCAATCTGATACTAGTTCTTCTGTTGTTCTGTCAACAAATCTGCCCATTGGCTTGCTCATTGATACGATTTCTACTTTCATAATATCTCCTAATAGATGTTACGATGTGTTATTTATCCGTGTTCGTAATGATAGTAATTAAATTGTCTTGCCTTATGATAATGTTCTGAGTTTTACTTTGGTTTAAGTAGAGAGTCATGAGTCCACCCATTCAAAACCTAAAAGATGCTTCATAAGGAATCGTTTTATGAAAGAAGGTTTTGTGTATTGGGATATTCTAAACTCAGCAACACCACCACAACCAAGTACATAAGCTCCAACAGGCTCCATAACATTATTTATAAACCCTTGTGTTGAAAGCTCATCAATCTTTTTGCGAGGTATGTATTCATCAAATACCCATAACGACATACAAAAGGCTAGGGCTAGGGCTGATATACCACCAACGATACTTCCACTTGTGAAAGCTAAGGAAGCCACTGCTAGTAATGGAATCCATGAGGCTAATGAGTATAGTGTAAGAAAGAAATATGCTAACAACCCATGTTTACCTGTCATTTCTCTTAATGGACTCATACCACCATCCAATCTGTTGCTAGAATATCTTCACTATTAAATAGCACTTCATCAATGTATTCAAAGTTGTGGCATTCTAATATTCCAAGAGAATTCTTTTTAATGAAAGTGTTCTTACCTTCAAAGAAGTTTCTCTGCACACTATTACCTCTATGCAACGATTCTAATGCTTCAGGGAATGTCATATATTAACCTCCTAATAGGTTCTTTATATGCGTGTTATTTATTATTGGGGCAACGTCATTACCCTTAAGTAATCTTGTTCTTTGTCTTTAATCTTAAAAAAACTATCCTTCATCGACTTGTCGGTGAAAGCACGAAGTGCGGTTTCTTTTGACTTTGACCCTTGTTGTATCTCTTATCTTTTGTTTCTTAAAAATAATTATTTTATTCGTAATTGCAATGGTAATTTTCAATTTTGAGAAAGAAAGTTAAAGAAAAAGGAAAATAAATGAAGATAGTGATACATAAAGATGGAATTTAGGATGGAATTTGAAATTTGATGGGACTTACTGAGTGGATAGCACCTACC